AGTACGTGGACGATTGTGCAAATGGGTTCCCCATTCGTGGACGATTGTGCAAATGAGTTAGTACAAACAAACCGTGGACGATAGTGCAAACGCGGATGGAAGAAACTGGCAACAGAGCAACCGCAACTGGAAAAATATGGAAGCTGGTCTATAAAGCACACGCGGTACAGCGAAAGGGGTAGAGCGCACGCGGTAAGGCACAAGTGGCAAGCGTCAGACCCGCGGCGCGTCACGGCCGGTGCGTCTTACAAAAATGCACAATAGTACAAACAGAAAGAGACGATTATGCAAATACAATTCAAACAATTCATGCTATAATATAGACAGTGAAAGGGAAACGAAAACCTTTCAAATATGATGTGATGGGAGATAAGGAGTATGGAGAGATATAAAGTTATTTTCAAGTACAAATATGGCAGGTCTTTTAAATACACGGATATTGTGCGAGCTGAAAGTAAAGAGGAACTTAAAAAGGATTGGGAAAAGGCACAAGAGGGAAAGAAGAATCCGTTAAAAATTGTTTCTATTATTGAAATGGGAGGGAAAAGAAACGTATGAGCGCAGTACTTGACTTAGTAAAAGAATACAATCCAAGAAAAGTTATTATATGGTGGGGTGAAGAAACCCTGTACGACGGAAATGCTGACGTGCTTATTGAAATATTAAGCAAGCATCTTGAATGGGTTTGCTATGAATATGTCAAAGATAAAGGAGAATTGATTATAAATGTATAAACATTATATTAAAGACTTTGTAGAAGATTTTAATTATTCTGGCATTATGCTTTATGCTTCAGATAGTGTAAATTTAGAACATTTGAGAGCAAAACTTAAAGAAGATAATTTGAGTCATTTATATAGTTTCGATGTTGTGTTACTTAATAGAATGTTTTATATAGAAAACTGTGATTTACAGATTATTGGTTCAGAAAGTGAATTATTTGAATTATTTAACAATGATTATTCGGTTAAAATTTTGTATAAAGATGAAAATGGGTATTTCATAAGATTGGAGGTACTACAATGAAACTCAAAAAAGAACACATTGCATTTTTAAACGAAACAGCGAGAATAGATTTTGACAGCGCTTTACAAATGGTAGATGGTGTAAACATGTTATCTGATGTTGAATATGGATTTGTGCATATGAATGATGGGGAGCGCAGGTTGGTTTACTGGGAAGATGGAATTTTAAAAGATGCGTATAGAAATTGTGAGGATTAAAATGTTGGTTATCAGTTTAACTAGCCTTATAAAGATGCTCGTATTAGCGTACATATTGGGAATTTTAACGTTTGTTATCATTGTGTTTTTAATTTCAAGAAAGTTGTGATAAAATGTACATAGATTTTGTGAACGCTCTCAGAACGGTTGGAACGGGCTTAATATTATGCTCTTTAGTTGGCATAGTCGCAATAATTAAATCCGAAAGCAATTGGAGGGATTTAAAATGATAGATATAGGATTAATAAACGCATTAGCACAAATAAGAGATGCTTTATATGAAATTTCTGATACCATAAAAGAGGTAAAAGAAACAGAAGATACAGTCAATAAATGCGAAAATTGTCCCTATAAAACGTATTATGAGCAGGGATATGTTTGAAGTCAGAAACGGCAGAAAAGTTTAAAAGGAGGGTTGACGTTTTATTAAATGCCGTTTATAATATATCAACAAAAATAAAGGGAGGCATTAAAATGAAAGTAAAGATTTATGAGGGCCGAATTTACAGTGTAGTTAAAGAAAAAGACGGGAATATTTGTGTTGAAACAGTAGACGGTTTGTACAAGAACGATGCAGAATTTAAAAAGGCAATGAAAGCCAACGGCGAAAAGTTTATCGGTATTGCAAATAAAGAGAAAGTTCACAACACCTATGAAATCAGCGCAGAAATCGTAAAAGAATACGGTACGCCTGTAACCGAATAATTTAGAATGGAGTATTTAAAATGGCATATAAAAAGAAAGCAGAAACTAAAGAGCGAGTTGAAACAGTTTTCGATGTAAAAGGTGAGCTGACTTTTTGGGTAAAAACTGGTAGTAACGGGAAACTTTACGCTTCCACCTCCGTAAAAAATAGCGACGGTGACAGAATGTTCTATTCAGTCTTTTTCCGAAAAGATGTTGATTTGACTGATTTTGATGAGGGCATGAATAAAATCAATGTAAAGTCTGGTTTTATTACATGTTCAAAGATTGGCGAAAGTGTTCGACCGAAGATTATGGTTCTGGATTTCGAGTAAAGTTTATAAGGCCCGGCTTGCGCCGGGCCGATTATTTCAAAAAGAAAGCTGGTATTTGAAAAATGAAATATACAGCGGCAAACTTAAGAACTAAAGATATCGACAAAGAAATTCGTGCATACAATAGACGCTTGTTACAATTGCAATCGAAAAACGAAGCGTTTAAAATTCTCGATACGTTGACTCGCACGGAAGTAATGCGCGGTAGAACCGATGCAGAAATAGCGCGTGAATTGAATCGCTTACAGGAATTGGCAAAGCCCGAAAAGCAGAAAATGGTAAAATACAAAGCGGGTAGCAGTTTGGAAGTTCCGCTGTTTGTTCGAGAACAAGTTGAACGAGCCATTAAAAAAGCCAATAAGCAAACTACGAAAAGGTTTGAAATTCTGGAGGCACAACGCAGGGGTTCATTTTACACAATTGAACAAGAAAGTTTAAGACCCATAACAAAAGGAACCGGTCGTACATTGATGGAAGTCAAAAAAAGGTTGGAAACTGCACAAAATCGTGGGCGTAGCGGTTATTTAACTTTTTTGGATGAAGGTTATAAAAGAAATTATATTAAAGCGATTCAAAATAATTTCGGTGCGGCTGGTGATAAGTTAGTTGACAGGATAAGCAAAATAAATGGTACAGATTTTTATTTCGCAAGCCAAGACCCGTTCTATGGCTCATACTTGGAAATTGAATATTCATATGGTGAAGAAGCTATAAATGCTATGATAAATAAAATTGAAAATGCTTTGACGGTTTTAAATTTGTAATGTTTACCGCAGACTTTGAGACTACCACGGACAAAAATGACTGTAGGGTTTGGGCTTGGGCTGTATGCGAAATCGGCGTTATTGATAATATTGTAATTGGAAATAGCATAGAAAGTTTTTTCAGAACATGTGAAGAAAGTGGAAATTTAATCCTTTATTTTCACAATTTGAAATTCGATGGTGAATTTTGTATCAGTTATCTATTAAAGCATGGTTATGAATATGTTGAAAGTAAAAAATTGTACAATAAGCAATTCAATGCACTTATATCCGATATGGGGCAGTTTTATAAAATAAAGATACGGTTTGAAAATGGGAACAGTTTAGAGTTGCGAGACAGTATGAAACTTTTGAATTATTCAGTTGATGAAATAGCAAAAGCATTCCACTTGGATATTCAGAAACTTGAAATCGATTATAATGTTCCACGTGGAACAAATCATATTTTAACGAAAGAAGAAACCGAATATTTGAAACATGATGTTCAGATAATGTCACTTGCGTTAGATAGAATTTTTAAAATGGGTTTTGAAAAATTGACACAAGGAAGTTGCGCACTGGAAGATTTTAAGAGTATCATTGGGAAAAAGAGGTTTAGAACGTTGTTTCCTGAACCGAATTACGACAAGGATATACGCAAGGCTTATAAAGGCGGCTTCACTTATTTAAATCCGATATACGCGGATAAAGATGTAGGTGAGGGTAATGTATTCGATGTGAATAGCCTGTATCCGTCCCGCATGTATTACTGTGATTTGCCGTGGGGTGAACCCAAATTTTATGATGGTGAATATGTTGAAGATGTAGAACGACCTATATACATTCAGTTGTTTAAATGTGAATTTGAGTTAAAAGAGGGTTATTTACCGACAATTCAATTAAAGAAAAATCGTCGATTTGTAGAAACAGAATACGTTACTTCAAGTAATGGAGATGTGGTGCCAATGTGTTTAACAAATGTAGATTTTGAACTGTTTTTAAAACACTACAATATTTATAATATAGAATATATTCGCGGCTGGAAATTCAGAGCTTCAAAAGATTTGTTTAAAAAGTATATAGATAAATGGATGCAGGAGAAAATAAAGGCGGGTAAAGAACATAATCCTACTATGCGAAACTGGTCGAAAATCATGCTAAATTCATTATATGGTAAATTTGCGCTTGACCCAATATGCGCGAAAAAACATCCGTATCTTGATAAAGGAATAGTTAAATACAGAACTTCTCCACCGGAGATAAGAGAAGCCTTGTATCTTCCCGTTGGTGCATTTATTACAGCTTATGCAAGAAGATATACAATTGAAACCAGTCAGAAAATAAAAGAATACAGTATAGAAAAATATGGCAAAGATATGTATATTTACAGTGATACGGATAGCATTCATACAACTTTACCCTTAGAAGATATTAAAAAGTTCATTGAAATAGATGATTATAAACTTGGAGCATGGGCACACGAAAGCCATTTTACAAGAGCACGATTTTTAAGGCCGAAAACATACATTGAAGAAATAGATGGTAAATTACATGTTACTTGTGCGGGCTTGCCTGCTAAAGGAAAAGAACAAGTCACATGGGAAAATTTTCATCCGTGCGCAACGTATACCGGGAAACTTATGCCCATTCATGTTGATGGAGGAATTGTTTTGGTCGATAAAGAGTTTAATATAAGGGGGTGAATTTGATAGGACGTTAAAGAAACTTTATCAAAAGCTATTTGATTCAATTATCCATATTTGAAAAACAAAAATCCATGGCATAATTTGTAAATTATAGGTATGATTATAATAGGATTTACAGGAAATGTAAATACTATTTACAGCGGGGTGCAACGGGTGAAACCGTCCGTCTGTAACATCGGGCCTTGCAAGCTATAATATTTCTGCCTGTAAATCCTGTTGAGGTGATTCTATGTATTATGATATAAATAATACGTTATCTTATAACGCACTTTTCAACATTGTGCTTGGGGGACGCGGAATTGGTAAATCCTACCAATGGAAAATCAAAGCGGTACGGGACTTTCTGAAAAAGGGTAAACAATTCGGGTACATTCGTAGGTATAAAGATGAGCTATTAAAAACCGCTGACAAATATTTCAACGACATTATTAAAAATCAAGTTTTTCCCGACACCAAAATAGAGTATGACGGTGGTCAATGGTACATAAATGAGGAGTTAGCCGGGTACACTTTTGCGTTAACGAAAGCAAGCGATTATAAATCAAGTGCTTTTCCTGACATTTCAAATCTGATTTTTGAGGAGTTTATAATTGACAAGCCGCATTCATCTTATTTGCGCAATGAACCTTTTCTTTTATTCGATTTGTACGATACAATAGCCCGAATGCGAGACGATGTTATCTTATTTATGCTTGGAAACGCAATTTCAATGGCTAACCCATATTTTATACAATGGGATTTATCACTTCCGAAAAATAAAAATGCAGTTGTAAGAGATAACATACTTTTACAAGTAGTTCCGACAAGTGCGGAATTTAAAAGAGCAAAAGAAAATACAAGGTTCGGACAAATGTCTCGCGCTCTTGGATATGCAGAATATTCTGTGGATAATAAATTCTACTTGGATGATGAAGCACAGATAATGAAAAAAGGAAAAAATACACGGTTTTATTTTACTCTTGTATGGAAAGACAAGAAATACGGTGTCTGGTTTGATTATGATACAGGTATGACAATTATTTCATATGATTATGACCCGTATAACACAATGGTTTTTACGCCAGATAAAGAAAGCATAAATAAATCCATTCAGTATGTAAAGCAGTACGAACGCCACCCGTTTTTCAGAAGAATAAAAGAAGCATTAGAAACGGGTACACTTGCTTACGAAAATGAAAAAATTCAGCATGAAATTAAAAGCATGTTGAAAATAATTATTTAAAAGGAGAAAAACAATGGCTTACACAACTTGGATTACGGCTAACCCACTTGTAAATGTTACACAGGTTTTCGGGGGTTCTCATCGTGGTAAAGACTGGAACACGCGGGACGCTTCCGGGGTAATGGGAGATACGATGGTGCGGGCAATCGGTGACGGCGAAGTCTTACGTAGCGAATACGGCACGGGCGGAAACTGGTCATGGGGAAATTTCATTGCGATTTACTATCCGGCTCTTAACCGCACTGTGCTGACTGCACACCACGCGGAACGCCTTGTGAAAGTTGGTGATTCTGTTTCAGCCGGAACTCCCATTGGAAACTTCGGAATGACTGGTAATACAACTGGCCCACATTGCCATGAAGAATGGCACGTTGGGCGCGGGATTACAAATAATCTGGTAACGCCCGAAGATGGCTTCCCAAATATCGTTGGGCGTTATGAAGTGGAATATGGAGGAGGTGAGCCACCAATGCCGACCGATTTTACCGCAAATATGCTTATTGTTGTTTTCGCTGAAAACGGGCATACAATCAACAGCCCTGCAAGCAATGACCACGAAAATTATGTATACTTTGGCAATAAGAGAAAGTTCCGCGTAAAACCTGACGACCTTAACAAAGTGCAGGAGTTCGGAAGCTGGAATTACTGGCAGGATATTACCGATGTAGCAGTTCTTAAAATCTTTAATAAAGATTTGAGTGAGCTTCCCAATGTGTGAAAAATTGAAGGCACTTTATATTGAAAGTTATTACAACTATCAAAAAGCAAGTGCCAAAGAAGTGGGTATGATGTACGGGATTTTTCTTGGTGTGCGAAAATGTTGTAATATTTTGTACTCACAAAAGACTGTTGCAGATTTCCAAATTTTAGCAAATGAATTTGCTAATAAAAGGGTGTGAGAAAATGGATTACACAGTAATGACACAGATAGTTAGTACGCTCGGATTTCCGATTGTAATGTGCGGTGTACTTGTCTGGTTAAACGTTAAGCAGATGAACGCGCATGCGGAAAGTGAAGAAAATTTTACAAATGCTCTTGCGGATAATACGAAAGCCTATATCGAACTTAAAGAAGTGATTACAAATTTAAAGTTAAAGGGGGAAAATTAAAATGAAACTTAGCGAAGCGCGTGAATTTATTGACAAATTGTATAATAGTGAAGATGGTTTTACGGACGATATGCGAGAAGATTTGCGCAGACTACATGATAGCGAAGATGAGCAAGAGGGAATGGAACGATACTGGAAAGAAATGTCCGATAAAATGGACGGAATTTCCAATGCGTTTAGGGATTTTAAGCGCGATTATGTTACCCGCGTTTTGACCAGCCGTGACGCCGTTAATAAGCATGTTGAAGATTTGAAAGACGATGATTTCGACAACATCGAGGACGAAACGGAAAAAATTAAATCCATTTTTAATGAGGAGGTAATTGAAAAATGAAAAGCGCAAAAGTTTTGACAAATGTAACCAATAACGCGCCTCAGATTTTAACAGCGATTCGTGCGCAGATGGTTGCGGAAAACCCCAGCTTTGATAATCGACTCCCGCAGGTGACGCAGGATAATATTCGGGAGTTCGGCACGGCTGTGCTGGATTATCAGCCTGCGCAGAATGCTTTTGTAGATACCTTGGTGAATCTTATTGGTCGGGTATGGATTACGTATCGTTTGTTCACAAATCCGATGAGGGTGCTTAAAAAGGGCATTCTGGAATACGGCGACACAGTAGAACTTGTCTATACAAATCTTGCAAAAGCACACCAGTTTGACCCGGCGCAGGCTGAAGAAGAATGGATGAAGCGCGAAATTCCTGATGTTAATACTGCCTTTGCAAAACTTAATTATCAAGTATTTTATAAACAGACTATTTCCGATGACATGTTACGTCAAGGGTTTATGTCGTGGCAGGGCCTTAGCGATTTTATCAGTTCTGTATTTAATGCTATGTACACGGGCGCGGAACTGGATGAATTTATCACGATGAAAAATCTGCTTGCTCAGTACGGGACGGCGGGAAAGTTCGCTGTTGAAGTAATTGACGAAGTAACGGATAATACCTCTGCGCACATGGCGCTTGCGAAAATGAAAGCCGTTTCAAATAAAATGGCTTTTATGCGCTCGGATTATAATAGTCTCGGCGTCCTTACTGCAACGCCGAAAGAAAAACAGGTTCTTATTATTGACGCGGACACCGATGCTTATCTGGCCGTGCTTGGGTATAGCACCCTGTTCAATCTGGAGCCCGCGAAAGTTCAGTACCGTGTTATCGTTGTGGATGAAATCCCCATTCAGGATACGCACGCGATTTTGATTGATGAAGATTTCTACGCAGTGTGGGACGCTTTGCAGAAGTTCACGCGCGATATGAACGGGCAGGGCCTGTATTGGCAGTATTGGGCGCACTACTGGAGAATCATGGCCGTGTGCCCGTTTGCAAACGCGGTTGCGTTTGTTACGACTGCTCCCACAATTACAGGCGTTACCGTTTCGCCCAGTGCCACTACTGTAAATAAGGGCACTACTGTTCAGATGAAAGCTACCGTAGCGGGTACTGGGCTTTATCCGCAGGGTGTGACGTGGGCTATCTCCCGAAATTCTGACAGTGCGACCACAATTACACGGGACGGTGTACTTACCATCGGGAGTACAGAAGCTGGGCCTGTAACGGTAACTGCAACCTCTATTTATAACACAGAAATGAATGGTACGGCTACTATTACTGTGAACGCTTAAAGTTTATAGCCGGGCGGGTAATACCGCCCGGCAAATATAAAGGAGAAGAAAATGGCAATAAATCCCAACACAACAATTTATCTATGTGCGGGCATACCCTGGGGGAATGACTATGCGCATGTTAGATTGTTCCAGAATATGGAAGAACGTCTTTCTTTTCTTTCCACAAAAATTGTTGCAACGCTTGACGGTGCAACTTATCAGCGAGACGATAAATTTGTTTCGTTTCCAGCAAATTATGAAACAATTGCAAACTGCAATTACATGTATTACCGAAATAACAATCGGTGGTATTTCAACTTTATCACAGATATTCGTTTTCAGAATGAAAATAAAAGTGACGTGTATTTTGAACAGGATGTTTTTCAAACATGGTTTGCAGATAACACGTTGAGAATTTCTTTCGTTGAGCGCGAACATACAAACGATGACACATTCGGAAATAATCTTGTACCCGAAAATCTGGAAACTGGGGAATATGTTTATAATACGGGTGTTGTAAACTTGATAAGTAATCGGTTGTATGATTTTACAATAGGTATAATTATCGCAGTTTCCGAACGTTTGGACGGTGCACCTACTTCAAGTTTTCTAGATTACTCATTCAACGCGTTGGCATACCGTTATTATAAAGCCGATGCATGGCAACAAGCTTCAAATTTTGTTGATGAATATTCAAAAAGCGGTAAAGGGGACGCTATCGTAAGTATTTATATGTTCCCGCTGGATTTAATAGGGGTTACAAGCGAAAGTCCTAGTAGCGGATGGGTAAATATTGCAGGTGTGCGCGATATTATGAGTAGAAAGCTGGAAAATGTTTTCGCACCTCTTGATGGCTATACACCTAAAAACAATAAAATGTACGCTTATCCCTACCGCACTTTAAACGTGTGTTCCCCCGGTTCTTCTGAAAAAGAATATAGATACGAATATTTTGACACAAACTTTTTAAAAAACAACGGTCCTTTTAATTTGTTTAGCGCGCTTGGAGGTTCTGCCCCGGTTGTTGCTATCCCGCGTACGTATAAGGGTTTGAATGTTAACTATGATGAAACGATAACAACAAGCGCGTATCCGACCTGTTCATGGATTAACGACACATTTAAAAACTGGTATGCGCAAAACCAAATGGGGTTGAATATGGGTGTTATATCTAGCACTATTGGCGGTGCCCTAGGGGCCATAGGTGGTGTTGTATCTGGTAACTATCTAGGCGCTGTGTCAAGCACGGTTGGCGCTATTGAAAAAATTTTTAATACAATGGTTTCCATTGAGCAACACCAGATTATTCCTGATAGTGCGAGAGGAAATACCGGGAATGCAAGCGCATTTTATAATAACGGGTACTTTGATTTTGTGTATTTTCCAAAGTGCATTCGATATGAGTTTGCAAAACGCATTGACGATTATTTTACAATGTACGGTTATAAGACACTTCAAACAAAAGTGCCCAACTTGTATGGTCGCCGTTCATGGAATTTCGTGAAATGCGTTGATGCTAATTTGATTGACGATATCCCAGTAGTAGCACATAATCGGATTAAACAGGCGTTTGAAACTGGCGTTACTTTTTGGCATACAAACGATATCAAGAATTATGCTCTTGATAATTCTATTATTTAGGGGGTGTGATAATGGCAAGAAAAGGAATAGGTGGCAGAGACTTTCAGTTTTTTGATTCTCTAGCACTTAACAATGTGACATACAACGAATACACAATTCGATTGCTAAATATCGCGTTAGCCCGCTTTAAATGGGAAAATGTGCCAAAAGGGATTGACATTCGTTATCTCGAACTAATGCTCATTACACAAGGTTCGGCACTTGTTTTTTATGAAGATAGTTTAGACCAGTTTTTCGGACTTGGTGTTGCATACACCGGCCCGCTCAACTGGTACGGAGTGCCGTCTGAACGAAGCGCAATTGCCGCAAATGGCACTCCCTTTAGAATGCTGGATGAGTCTAACAGTGTGCTTATTTTTAATAATATGGCAAGAACAGGGGATGCTTATATTATAAATGAGTATGCGCGTAAACTCTACGAAGTCCAAAGAAACGCAGAAACAAATGCAAATTTACAGAAGTTTTCTGCTTTCATTGCGTGCAACGAAAAAGAACGGCTATCACTTAAAAATTTAATTATGAAGTTGGACGGCGGTCAACCGTTTATTTACGGGGATAAATCCTTAAACCTTGACAGCATAAAGCCCATTAACTTGGATATCCCGTTTATTGCACGCGATTTACTAAGCGTTAAAACGGAAATTTATAATGAAGCGTTGACAAGTCTAGGGGTTGTTTCAGCTTTCACAGATAAACGGGAAAGGCTTGTTGCGAATGAAGCCGCCGCCCCGTTCGGTTCGCTTGAAATGATACGAGAATCTTACCTTTATGAACGAAAACAGGCATGCGAAAAAATAAATGAAATGTTTGGCGCTAACATGAGCGTAGAATTTAATTCTGAAATTCCAATTGTGCCCGAAATGGACGGTGAGCCGGAAAATGAGTAATTACACGGTTGAATTAAGACAGCTTATTCAAAATGGTTATGATATCGGTTTAAAGGATTACCCTATTTTTGATGAAAAATACCGTGACACGCTTAACAACAAAATTATAACGCATTACTGGATGCGGGAAATTGGAGCAGAAACGGCGGGACTTTTCAAACTTTATCTTAACCGTACCATGAACGAAATAATGCCGTATTACAACCAACTTTACAAGAGCGCACAGCTTGACTTTGACCCTCTAAACGCGTACAATTATACCGAAACAAATATGGAATTGGAAAACGTTGAAAGCGACGGTACCCGCACTGACACGGCAGACGGAAAAAGTCTTTACAGCGACACCCCCCAAGGCCTGCTTGATAATGGAGCTATTGCAGACGGAAAATATTTAACGTCTGCAACTTTGAATGATTCTTCGGCTTCTTCGACTGCAAACAATTTGCAGAAACGTGATAGGAATTTTGAAAAGAAAGTGCGCGGAAATATGTATCATAATTTAAGTGAATTGTTGAAAGACTACCGGGAAACATTCCTGAACATTGATATGGAGATTATAAACAACCCGGAAATACAAAACTGCTTTATGAAACTGTACTAAAGGAGGTGAATAATATGGATTTTCTAAATGTGGTTCGATGCTGTACTCCCGCTTTGCCGTCTGCTTATGCGGATGCACTTTCCTATTATGAAGCAATCTGTAAACTACAAGCCGCTGTAAATGAAGTTATATCCACTTTAAATAGTTATACGCCTGTTACTATGGATTGGGTTAAAGACTATGTTGATACGATTGTAAATCCATTGATTACAGAAATAAAAACAGTTGAAAACAATGTAGATGCAAAACTCGTAGACCAAAATGCATATATAATGACGGAACTAACAAACACTGTTGAACTTGTTAATACTATTCTGGAAAACTATCTATCGCAATCCAAAGCCTATACGGATGAACAAATAAAAAACCTAAATGAAAAAATAAATGATATATCTGTTAATGGTGTCTATGTTTATAATCCCCTAAAAGGTTATTGGACGTCTGTAAACATAGCAATTCAAGATATCTATGAAGCGGCAAAAATCTACGGCTTGACGTGTAGTGAATATACTTCATTAGATTATACTTGTGAAGAATTTGATAACAAGTATTATACGGCGTTGCAATGGGATTTTTACGCAAAAGATTTACTGTATTCATACTTGAAGCGAATTATTTCACCAATTACGGGCGAACTTGTTACATGTCAAGAAATGGCAAATCAACTTGCAGGATTACATCAAAATGGAATTACGGCTCAAAACTATGATGCTCTTGAATTAACAGCAGAAACGTACGATAATAAACAAATAACGGCTTACGACTATGATTTTTATGGAGTGGCCGCATAAAGAAAGGAAGAATTATTATGGCAAGTACGAACAAAACCCCTAACTATGATTTACCCCTATTTATTGCATCCGATAAGCCTACTTGGCTTGGTGATGTAAATGGCGCAATGCTGGCTATTGACACAGCTATGCATGATAATGCTGAAGATGCAACGAATGCAGTAGCACAGGCCGGAAACGCAGTCTCGCAGGTAACACAATTGCAACAAACTGTAACTACCCAAGGAACTACCATTATACAGAATACTAACAGTATTTCTAATTTGAATAATAGTGTTTTGAATTGGAAAGGCAACGCAGCTTTTGCGGCTGATGCTAGTTGGGACGTGTCGAATACAATCTCTTTTAAATACAACAAAACACTTGGACTTTTGAATTTTTCGGCATTTCTTTCCAGTTCTACAACAATTCAAAACGGGCGTGTAATTTGCACACTACCAGCCGAATGCCGACCGGGGACATCAGTGCAAATACGAGCAGGTGCTTTTGTTCGTGCATCGGGCGGTATCACGTCGAATTGCACATTGACTTTGACAAGCGCGGGCGTGTTATCGGTGAATAATATAATTGCTACTAATATAAGTCCGAATGATCTATATATAAATGTAACTCTTGCAGGCGCAGGCTGGGGCAATAATTGGCCTGCTTTGAATCAGATTTAATATTATACCATGTCTGCAAGCCAAAAAACAACTAACTATGAGTTGCCTGTTTATGCCCCGACAGATGTAACATCATGGTTAACAGATTTCAACGGCGCAATGAATAAAATAGATGCGCAAATGAAAACAAATGAAAATGACGCAACAGATGCTATGAGTGAAGCGGCGAGTGCTGTTTCTACGGCCAATGCCGCGAGCGAAACCGCCAACAGTGCTAACGCGACCGCAACACAGGCAAAAACTCTTGCTGAACAGTTGCAAGCTGAATTAAGCGCGTTGAAAGCAAAAGTGCTTGTTTATGAAACAGCGGGTACTGGTCTTACCGCTCAAGAATATGATAAAGCACAGGTTGGAACAACATGAAAATTGCCCCGCCGAAAGGCGGGGCAATTTTTTACTTATTCAAAATATGTATCCTTTGGCTCAAGCCCGTAATCGTTTGGGTTCTCCCAGTATTCTTCTTCAACCCTCTTCAATGCTTCATCGTAACTATTTGCTTCAATGTCAACAACTGCTTGTTGGATTTCTGTAATAGTAATTTTGAATGTCATAATCATCTCTCCTACTATTTATAATATTTCAATCACCTAACATTTCTTGAAAATGTAACAAGTATCCATTGTCCCAAAGTTCAACGTAGAATTTCCCCTCAAATACATATACAATTGTTTCCAGTTTTTCACGATTCACCATTATTTCACCTTTGTTTATTATCATCCCATAACTTTGCACTTCCCAATGTTTGGATTTACAACACTCATATCTCCCTCTATCTCCCATCACATCATATTTGAAAGGTTTTCGTTTCCCTTTCACTGTCTATATTATAGCATGAATTGTTTGAATTGTATTTGCATAATCGTCTCTTTCTGTTTGTACTATTGTGCATTTTTGTAAGACGCACCGGCCGTGACGCGCCGCGGGTCTGACGCTTGCCACTTGTGCCTTACCGCGTGCGCTCTACCCCTTTCGCTGTACCGCGTGTGCTTTATAGACCAGCTTCCATATTTTTCCAGTTGCGGTTGCTCTGTTGCCAGTTTCTTCCATCCGCGTTTGCACTATCGTCCACGGTTTGTTTGTACTAACTCATTTGCACAATCGTCCACGAATGGGGAACCCATTTGCACAATCGTCCACGTACT